GAAACTTACATAAAAGTTGCTGAAACAAAAGCGAAACCTGACTTCTTAGACATGGACAAAGATGGCAACAAGAAAGAACCAATGAAGAAAGCCATCAAAGACAAAGAAGCAAAGTAATACTTTTCCGGACACCCTAACAGCGTTAAATACTACATCATGGCGTATGTATCACTAGATAGCGACCAAATTAAAAAGGCGCACAAGAAACACAAATATTCTAAAACTCAGGTAGAGCAACTAGAGAAGTGCATGGATGAAAAATCAGGTCCACTGTACTTCATGAAGTCGTTCATGAAGATACAACATCCTGTCAAGGGATCAATCCCTTTCCACCCGTTCCCATACCAGGAGAGACTGATATCAAGTTACAACGACCATAGATTTTCAATTGCCATGTTACCCAGACAGACCGGTAAGACTACATGTGCATCAGGTTTCCTTATTTGGTATGCCATGTTTAGACCAGATTCACAGATACTGATCGCGGCACACAAATACGCAGGTGCATCAGACATAATGTCAAGGGTACGTTATGCATATGAGATGTTGCCCAGCTGGATCAAGGCAGGGGTCACCCAGTACAACAGGAACAGTATAGAATTTGACAATGGCTCAAAGATATCAGCAACAACAACAACTGAGAACACAGGACGGGGTATGTCACTTACACTTGTTTATTGTGATGAGTTTGCGTTCGTGCAACCACCTGAGAAGGCCAAAGAGTTTTGGACATCACTATCACCCACACTATCAACTGGTGGTAAGTGTATGATAACAAGCACACCTAACTCAGATGAAGATCAGTTTGCATTAATTTGGAAAGAAGCCAACAAAAGATTTGATGAATACGGCAATGATCAAGAAGTAGGAACCAATGGGTTCTATGCCATGAAAGCACACTGGTCAGAACACCCAGACAGGGATCAGGCATGGGCAGATGCAGAGAAGGCCAGGATTGGAGATGAGAGATTTAGGAGGGAGCATGAATGTGAATTCTTGATCTACGATGAGACACTTATCAGTTCCACCCATCTAATAGACATGGAAGCACAAGCCCCAGTCGAGGTCACTGGACAGGTACGTTGGTTTAAACGACCCACACCCGGAATGACTTACATGGTATCACTGGATCCTGCTATGGGAACAGGCGGAGACTATGCCGCAATACAGGTATTCGAACTGCCAACATTTGAACAAGTAGCAGAATGGCATCACAACACAACACCTATGAATCAGCAAGTTAGAATACTACAAAGTATTACCAAACACATTCATGATACAATAATGGAAAAAGATCAATCAGCATCACCGCAAATATTCTATTCTATGGAAAACAACTCTATAGGTGAAGCGGCATTGTTGCGGGTCATGGATATCGGTGAAGAGAATATTCCGGGCATGTTCCTGTCCGAACCTATCAGGAAAGGACACAGGAGGAAGTTCAGGAGAGGATTCAACACAACTGCTAAACACAAAATAGACGCCTGTACTAAATTCAAAGAACTAGTAGAGAACAACAAGATGAAGATCAACTCACAATTACTGCTATCAGAACTGAAGGACTTCGTTGCTTCGGGCATGAGTTTCAAAGCCAAAGCCGGACAACACGACGATCTAGTCAGTGCTTGTTTGTTAATGACACGTATGATTAAGACATTGGCTGATTTTGACCCTAAAATATTCGAAAAATGGACTGATAGAACATCAGAGCTCAAACCAATGCCTGTGTTTGGCTCTTTCTATGGCTAACAAACAAACTAAATAATGCTACATGAACCCAAAAAATTCGCAAGACCTATTCAATAAGATCAGATCACAGTTCTCAAACATCAGATTAGGTGACGAGAATGGTGCCGCAACAGCAGAGCCGGCCAGTGCTGTGTTCTTTGAATTTGAGTTCAAAGAGGACTCCGACACGTTTGGCTCTATTAGTGTATCCATAGCAGACGGTGAAACAATGAAAGTATTCTACAACAGGAATCTAGTGGACAAGATTGACGAGGACAGCAAGGGCGAGTGGTTTGCGTTCCTCAAGGAACTGAAAGACTTCGCAGTAGAACATCAATTGAGATTTGATGTGCGTGATATAACCAAATCGAACCTAACGAAGCAGGACTATGAAAATCTTGCAGATACGAATAAAACGGTAAATACTGATGAAATGTCAGAAGAACTAAACAGGATCACTAAACTAGCAGGTGTTGAGAAGGCACCAGTAGCAGAAGGCTTATCAGGCACTTCAAAAAGCTCATTCGAGAACCTAAACAAAACAAAATTAATAATCAGACACAAAGGCAAAGTTGACGAGACTGTGCCGGGTGCAAGATCAAGACAGATACAATCACTTTACATAGAGAACGAAGAGGGCGAGAGATTCAAATATCCAATGACTCATCTAGCAGGTGCAAGAGCCATGCAGAGACACGTGTCAAATGGTGGAAGACCACATGACGAATTCGGAGAGCACATTGTTGCAACATCAGAAGACATAGCAAAATTAAATTCATTCTCGAGATATGTTACCAATAAAGATCAATTGAATGACAATGCAGGCGACATCATTACACAGACTAAATTAAAATTAGAGAACCTAAGAGGTTACATGAAGAACATAGCTAAACAAAGTCATTACGAGGCGGCGTCAAACGATTTCAAAACAGCAGACGAACAAGTACTAGATGATGAAACAGTAAATAAATTGAGAGAGAAATTTACAATGAAAAATCTGGACAACAGAGTTGAAGATGCACTACCACTTATCAACAGAATAATGAGTGAACTAGAAACTACAACAGAACAACCAGTAGAAGAATTCAATGACAAAGACGGCAAAGACATGGAGCCAATTGACGCACCAATACAAGCACCTGTTGACCACGGTGCGGTCGTACAGAGTTTCTTGACTGATCCAGAGAACAAATTAGTACTAAGAAAAGATGCATCAGCAGACAAGATGTTGTCAGCAACACAATTCAAAGACAAGAACACAATGTTGGGATCAATACTTTCAGACATAGCTTCTAGATTGCTTACTAAATCAGGTGAGGAAGACAGGGTGGCGAACTTCGCTAGCAGAGTGGCAGACGGAATTGAACAGGAAGGTTCTAACTCATTCAAACCAGGTCCAGACTACAACAGCAATAAGAAGATTGCAGTACAGTTGGCAAAGAGATACATCGACGACTACAAGAAAATGCAACAAGATCCAGCATACGCAGACGAAGTGAGAATGGATCCTGCAGATTTCAATCCCAAGAAAGACATCAAAGGCAAAGCGATAGGCAAAGAAACAGAAGCATTTGAATCATGGGTCGACGAAACTGTAAATGAATATGCAACTCCAAAAGATGCAGAAGACAGAAAAGCAAAAATGAAAGCTATACAAGATTTACAGATGGATCCAAACACAAGCAAAGATCCAGAACTACAAGCAGAAATCCAAAAGAGAAAAAAAGAACTCGGAATGCAGAAAGAAGAGAACCAACTTGAAGGGTTAACTTTCGAGGACATCAAACCTTACGTTTCAATGTACACAGACAAAGATGGTAAGAAAGTAAATGCTGTACTAGACAAGGACGGTGCAGAAGTTTTCAAAACACATGACGCAAAAGCGGCAATGGCATACCTATCACAGAACTACGACAAACTTAAAAAAGAAGACAATGCTCCAGACATGGTTGTTAGAGATCCAGATGATGAAGCTGAAGACAAAGAACAAGAAATAGCAAAAGACCAAGATGAAGCAGAAAAGATCAATACAGAACTAGATAGAATCAAGCAACTAGCTAACATCTAATAAAACCTCCACTTTACCAATAATAGTAGTAGACAACTGATAAATATAGTTGTATATTATGTACTATATGTCTAATATACATTTAGGCAAATTAAGGCAACTTAAAACTAACAAACATAGGCACACAAGGAGGCTTACATTATGGCATCATTAGCTGAAATAAGAGCGAAGTTAAAATCCCAAGAAGTTAATCGCTCAACTTCACAAACAGGCGGAGACAACGCCATTTATCCACATTGGAATATAGCAGAAGGATCAGAAGCAGTACTTAGATTCTTACCCGATAAGGATACAACAAATACATTTTTCTGGACTGAAAGAAACATGATCAAATTACCTTTCGCAGGTATTAAGGGTCAGACTGATTCTAGACCAGTGCAGGTACAAGTACCGTGCATGGAGATGTATGGCAAGACTTGCCCAGTACTAACGGAAGTTAGACCATGGTTCAAAGACAAGAGCATGGAAGATATGGGCAGAAA